TAGTCCGTGTAAAGAACACCTGACTTTGCCACCTTGTTATACCATACTCTTCTTTGACTATTCCACCCGTTGTATGACGGAGTGTCCCAACCTTGACTATAGAGTTCAGGAGCGGTCTGTAAAACCTCCTTATTGGTTGAGTATCCAACATCTTCTCTTGCTCTAAAGTTGTAGGTCTCCCAAGTTCCAAACTTACTCATAAAGTAAATCAATCTATCACCAGGTGAGCATTCACCATCAAGGTAGAAAAAGAATGGTTCGCTGATGATGGTTGTATCTAAACACAAATCACCAGCAAATGTAGGACAAGGGAACGCAGACAATACCTCTTCCTCACTATCAAAAATATAAGGTAGGTTTAACGGAACTAATCCCCCACCACCTAAACTCTCAAATAGGTAAGGGACATCATCGTAGTTGAAATATTGACCTTGAGCAATTGTTTCACCTGAATACAAGAAATACATTAGGGTATTATCACACAAGTTTCTACCAACGATTGCTGTTCCCGTATCTGCGGTAATCGGTGGAAGTGGTGGTATAATTGGGGGACATACACCCACAGGTGTTGAACCCAAATCAACCGCAGTCCATAAGATAGAACTTGGGAATGGGTTATTTGCTTTAACTATCACCCCTACGCCAGGAGGAATTGATATGGTCTGTTCCGTTCCACAACAACCCGTATAGGTAATATCCAAGACATATCCAACATTTGTGGATACACCGAAGTTATGGCAATCCGCACTAAATGGTAAAGGACAATCACCCAATAAAGTTATAAACAATCCTGGTGCTTCAATCGTCCCTTCACACGCACATACATCTACGAAGTCATCAGCAGGAACTGAACCCGTTTCTGTTGAACCACTACAAGAGGTGTAAGTAAATAACGCAGGGAAATCAGGGTCGCTGTTTGCCACTCTGTAGGTCTTACATATACACGCATTACAATAACCCGTTCCCGTAATTGAGTAGGTCGGTGATGAAACAAATGTATTGGTGTTTTGGCACGCACACCAACTACCCGTAGCTTCAGGGTTTATGGTAATGGTTTGTTCCACACCCAAACAATCCAAGTAATCTATAACGATTTGACTTTCTAATGAGGGGTTATACAACTGGTAGTTATAACAAGAACAACCATCAAAATCATCAATTTCAGGGTCAGGTGGAGTAGGTTGGTTTAAGGTGGCTTCAAGTTCCACAGAGTAGTATTTTACATCATCAGGGAATACGATGCCGTGCGATGTAATGTTCGGGACACCAACCCCCAAGTAGATTACCTGCTCCTCTGCGAAGTTCGTTGGGTTAGTCCAAAAGTGGTCGTAGTAATTACAGAATGGTCTTGTTCCACACAAACTTTCCACATTATAAGTCCTTGAAGATTGGATTAAATTATTACCCTCATCATAAAACTTAAACAAGGCTGAATACACCTGTCTTGAATTAACATCACCCTCAACATCAAACCAGTTAAGAGCTGCCAAGGTCATATAGTCCCCCGTTCTAATCCATCTACTACGAGGGGAGTTAGTCATAAATCTATCAACTCCTGAATTGAAGGTTGTTGAACCTGTAAGTAAGAATGGATTGAAATTGTAGTTCTTACCATTAAACCATTCCTTTACTCCGTTGTATGCGAAACAGACATTACCTCTAACCACAGGGACACCGACATTACCTTCACCATCGTAAAGGGTCAAAACTCCATCAGGTGTCGTTGCGTATTCTTCACCAACCATAATGGAGTAGTTAATCATATTATCACTTAATACACCCCACGCTGCTTGGTGTAATGGGGTCGCACCACTACAACCTACATTCACAGGTTTTGAGTGTGTGTAATTCATTAAAATTGGGGATAAATCACACTGCCCCCAACCTTCAGTTGAAGGTGTAATCTTTAGTTGTGCTACTTCCCCGTCTTGTGTAAAAACATTTACCACATATCTATATCTGTATAATGTGGGGTCAGTTGCGGCTGTTGATGAAAATTGAAAAACCAAGTTTGAATAAACTGGTTCAATCGTATTGGGTTGTGATAAAAATGTAATCATAGATTTATTCCTAAATTAAATTGGGCACTTGATTTACTCAATAGAGCAAATCTGTCTAATATGTTGTTTATTACGAAACCTTGATACTCGGGTAGTCCAAGCAATCTTTCACTTTCGTTTAAGATGTCCCTATTAACATCAGGGGTAAATAATGGTGTTCCTGCCCAACCTGCCTTAAACATATTTTTTCTAATAGCGAATGCCATACCCTTAACATTTGTGGTCGGTATTCCCTTATCCACAATCCACTTCATAAGTGCGTTGAGTAATGGACTTGTAGTCCCCTTTGCTTCAGGTGCTCTTGTGTCTTTATCCCAACGACCCTGACCAGGAAATGAACCTGCTTGTTCGTCTAACAAATCGTTAAAAACATAATCCACACCATAGTCCTCCATAAACAAATAAATCAATCCGTCCATCACTCTATAATCTACGCTATTGTATAGTTTTCCTGAAGCGTAGGTGTTATATCTTGGGGGGTTCTTTGGTATTCTCCCCATCTTTGTATAACGGGCTCGGTTAGGGTCTTTAATTGCCTTACGAACCCTTAACTTGATATATTCACCAAGAGCGATTAAGAATTGTTCTTCCATTTTACAATAGAGGTGGGATACAAGCGGTCTGCTGACTGATGATTGTTATTGTCGCTTCAACACCTACCACATCTTCTTTCCACTTATCCAAGAAGGGTGTAAATGCCACAGGTGTCTCCAAATAAAAATCTCTGTCGTTGATTTGGTTTATGAACCAGTTATAGAAGTCATTTAGTATTTCGTGGCACATACTCAAACTATCTAACTGATTTGAGTTTTGGGACATATCCGCCCACTCGTTGTTTATATCAAACATCAGTATTGAAAAGGTGAAGTATGTTGCCGTATCTTGTAATGAACTCGTTAATGGAACAGCGTGCATCGCTGGGTATTTTTGGATATACTCGTTTCGTTGGTAATCACTCATATTACCCCAACTAAAATGACCCTTTAAGAAGGGGTGTTGAGTTGCGAATGCTTGAAATAAAGTCATTAAATCTTTATAGGTCATCTTACTATTTTTTGATAAATATTATTTTACCCAACAGCCTTCTCTTGTGCTCGTCTCATTCTATCCTCTTTATCTATTTTGTATGCGATAAATTGTAGGACAGCATAGATGTTTTGTTTTCCAATACCCTCCACTTTGAGTAGGTCTTCACCCGATGCGAACATCAAAGTTGAGTAGTAAAAGTCAATTACACTTTGGGTTATTTCTTGGGAGGTTCGGTCGTCGTGTTTTGCGTTTTCTCTTCGGTCTTCGTCGTCTCCATAAACTCTAGCAAATTGTCGGTAAGTGTTTTGCCGAAAGTTATTAAAAAAAAAAGCGCCGACATCAGTTTCTTAATGGGGAAGTGTTTTTTGAACTCGTCCATTCTACTTAAACACTCCTGTAAATCATACTCAATAAGGTTTCTATTTTCACCGATGTAATCGTCCTTTACTGGTCTGTATAAATGAACCGCAATCTTTGGTAAGTCAAGGGGTTTCTCCGCCATAAAGATTTCCAAATTGACGAACTCATCAAAGGTCATTTCACTTGGTTTGATAAGTCCATACCTTACACCATTTACCTCAATTACCAAATCTAACTCACTAATTTCATCTTGGAATGCGATGTCGTTTTTTAAGTATCTTACCGCAAATAAAAGGTCTTGAACCTTAACCTTTTTTAATATGTCCTTTGGTGCTCCCGTCATCAAGGCAACGAAGTCCAAATCATCTAATTCTTTGATTTGATTTAACACCATATATTGTTCTATGGTTAAATCTCTAATAGGATATTCTGTTTCGCCAATTTGTATTTTCATACTAATAAATAGTTTTACCCCTGCCCTACGGAAACCTTAACATAGTTTCTTCCGTGTTTATGTTTTGACGATTTTGTCTTTGCGTGAATACCAGGTCTCTTCCTCTTGGGTTTTGCTCGGTAAGTTTTTACACTTGCTAGTTTTGCTTTTGCCATTATCTAAATGAATATGTTGGTTTTGGTTTATCCACAAACTCCATAACGCAATACCTCAAGCAATCTACCAGGTGGTCTGCGCCTTCAGGGGTTGATGTAAGACGACCACTTCTGTCCCTCTTGAACTTATACCCCTTGAACTCTGCGATTAAGTTTGTTGATAGTTCATTAACAAATATCTTAAATGTTCTCATTTTCTGTATCCCAAATAATACTGAACCATCACCTTTTTTGACCCCTCTTATTTTGAAAGAAGCCCTACGGATTTCTTCAATACTCTTGGGTTCGCTGCTGTCTGCGATTATATCCATAGATTTTGATATACCAAGTTCATTCAATTTGAAGATTAAATCTTGGTTGGTAAGTCCGTGTTCGTATAGGAGTTCGGTGGCGTATAATTTATTATCACTTGATACATCAACCCTGATTACAGCACAGGGGTCGCTTCCATATCCAAAGTCAATTCCTATGTAAGATGCCTTGATGTTCTTTGGTGTCCCTGAAAATGTCTCGGGTTGAATAAATATCTTTTCACGAGGGGGGACTAATTTACCCTCACTATAAATCTGCCATAGGTCATAATCTATGTCCTTCAATTCCATAATTGATGTGATGATTTCTTGGGACAGAAATGGGTTGTCCCTCCACGATGAAACGAAGAGTGCTGCGTTGTCTTTCTTCTCGTAATCAAACCCCCAAAAATCTTCTTCTACTTCAGGGTTATAACAAGCGATGATATACTTTTCTGTTCGTATATCTAACTGAACGAAACTATTTCTGTCTATGGTATTGTATTCATCAACCAGCACAATTGTTGATTTTAAT